AATCTCATGGTAAACATGGCTGTATCACTCCAAATATAAATTGCATTTCTACCAAGTGTTGCGCCCATGATCCGTGAGCCGGAGGCCAGTCTTTGTGTACCAGCACTGTTGATTGCTGTTGGTATGTAGTCTTCTATATTTTCCTGTGATGAAAATCTTATAAACATGTCGTCTTGACTAGACTTTGTACCTATTGTTTTTTCTGTACCAAAAAATACTAAGTGTCTATCAGGAGTAGAGACTAACATATCACGTGACGCTGTCGGTGCTCCTGGAATTATAACTGCTCTAATGTCTGTAGCGTTTGTTGCATCACCATCCCATTTAAAACATTCACCATTATGAATTAATGCAATAAGAGTTGTACCTAAATTGTCCAAGGACCATAAACCTGGATCAATTACTGAGTCAGTGTTGGCTGCTGGTGAACCCCAACCTGTAAAAGATGATGCATTCGTTACTGTAGCACCGTTTGAATGAGTTGCTGCTGTTGTTCCTCTTGCTGCTCTACCTATACCTGTTAATTTATTTCCTGTAATACCTGTGTAAGATATTTCTTCAGTTCCTATTTGAATAAAATTAGTTCCAGTGCTGGGAAGACCCGCTACACTTGCTAATGTAATTTCTGTAGAAGAACCGTTGTTTCCTCCTGATGTAGCACCGATTGCTCCATTTAAAGTAGTAGTGATAGCTCCTAAAACATTACCACCCCATAGTGATATACCCCAACCAAAAGCTCCTAGTTGTTCTGCTGGACCTACGTGATAGTATTGAAAAAATTTTATACCTCCAGAAGTAGTAGCACCACTTCCTGTTTCATTAGAAGGCATTGTAATTGTAATTGTTCTAGAATTAGGCGCACTAGCAACCATAAATTTTTTACCATCAAAATCTGCCGCACTAAAATTAGAATTTGTAATTGCACTAAAATTACTAAATAAAATAATGTCCCCTTGTACAAAAGTTTGATCTGTAGGAAACGTTATTGTAACTGTTGGCTGACCTTGAGTAGTGCTAAATGCACTGGTAATAGTGGTACCTGTTGGATTAACTAAAGGATGAATGTCATAAAACACACCACCAGAATAAACATATAAAATACTGTTAGTACCTATAGCTGCAAATTTAATTGAAGATGTACTAACAAAATGATGTAAACCTCTAGCGGCTCCAGTAAGTTTTGATTGACCTAATTGATTCCAACCACCTATTTTTTCAGGTGTACCGTATCTAAAACGAACATTTTCACCATCAATCCATTGGCTTTCACCTCCTGTCGATGTGACTTGTTTATTAAACCCCGGTAAGAATCCTAATTTTTGTAACATATAACTCCATTTATGTATTCCTTATTGATGGAACACCTAACATCGGCCTTCTGTCGAACCTATTTTTTTCTGCAAAAGGACCATTTACATGGTTATAATGAAGAAACACTTGTCCGCAAGTAGTTCCTTCAAAAGGTTCTCTCCAATGCTCTAATTCACACCCACTATATACTAGCATATCCCCAACTTCAAGCAGGACTTTTGTGCCTTCTTTTCCATCTTCCCCAGAAGGTTCTAAAAATATTGGCCACGGCTCACCACCCAAGTGTATTGTAGTAGATATCTCACAGCTTGGTCTGTCCTTATGTCGTTTTAATTCGTCTCCGTTCTTATATATTCTAGCATAGGAATATGTAGGACATAAGTCTAGTCCCGTTTCTTTTTGCATTATAGGTAATACTTTAACTAATAAAGTCTCCATTACATTGTCTGCATAATGAGAATAAGTGTTTGGAACTTGTTTGTCTGTCCACGTACCCAACGTTCCATTATCATAGGTTATATTATTATCATACATCCATTTAACTGCATCTCTTTTAAGAAGAAAATAGTTAAACACAAAATTAGCTAACTCATAGCTAAGTGCATTTTTAATTACTTGATATTTATTAAAAGCCATGTTGTATAAAATTAAAACTTACTGATATTCTTATATCATTTGATTTGTTAAGTTCAACACAATGCCATAACCAAGAAGGAAACATAATTATCCTACCTTGTTTAGAATCTAAATGAGCTTCTCTCCATAGATGTTGTGGAGGTGATCCTTTTTTTCTAGCGGGCATTGTTGTTTGTATCCCTGGTCTTGGGTCATAGATAAGAGTTCTACCACAATCGGGTTGAGTCTTTACATAATACACACCACTATATAAACTATTTGGATGTATGTGTGGTCTATTATAACCACCTGAATAATTAATGTTAGCCCACATATTGCCTAGTATAGGTTCACGAGCTAACCATTCTTCTTTAAATACTTTATGTTGCATTTTCATAAGTTCATCAACAAGAGTTTTAAAAGGTTGCATTGTATGCATGTTTGTTTCACTGTGCCAACCGTCAACATTTGTTTTTTGTAAACCTTTATCTTTTTTAGACCAAGCAACTATTTCATTAGCAAACATTTCGTTGTCTAAATTAACATCTTCTGCGTATACAGTTGTAGGAAAAAATTCTGACTTAATCATCTAAACGGTGTGCCTCCAAACCAAACAACCAGAGACTGTCTTACACCTCTTGTTACTGGAGCAACTCTATGATTTAAAAAAGATGCAAAACAAACAGCGTGACCTTGTTTAAGGTCTACAGTGCTACCTGGTTTTAATAATTCTAAATTACCACCTTCAAATTCTGCAGGATCATTTAACAACAATGTCATCGATATTTTTCTTACAGGTGGTTCGTGAGCCATGCCTGTATCACAATCCATATGCCAATCATAAAAACCCCCTAGAGGATATTCTGTAAATTGAGCTTGTTCAGTAATTCTAATATCACCAAAACCAAAATGATTTAAATTTGCTTTCTGTATAAATGTATCTAAATCTTGATACATTGGTTCCATCTCCTTAAATGGTATCCAAGATATAGTTGTAGTTCTTGTTTTATTATCAACACCACCACCTGGTTTACCCATACCAACAGATGCTTTTTGCGGAGGTTGTTTTCTACCTGACTCAATTATTTGTCTACATTGTTCTGGTGTAAATATTGGTGTCGTTGTATTAATTATCCAACTTTTCCATTTAGGTTCGTGTATTGTTTTATTTTCGTACATTAAGAAGCTCCTTTGTTACTATTATCAAATGGGTTATATTTTACATCCATATTTGCGGCCAATGTTCTTCTTAAACCTGGCCCATTAAATGGGTAAACACAATGTCTCATGTCGTAGGGAAAAATATAAAACTCTCCTTCTTGTGTAAATGGTTGGTAGTCTACTTTTGCAAACTGACCTGTTAAGTTACCTAGTATTTGTAGCCTACCATTTGTAGGTGCCTCCGCTGCAGAATATTCAACACCGGTGTCTTTAGGTAATTTTAAAATCATAACACTAGATAGACCCGTGTGTAATGACCCTTGATGTGTATGGATTGGATTGTACTCATGTTCTTTCATTTCATTAATCCAAATAGAGTTTAAATTCATTTGATAGTCTGCTATGTTATTCCATTCTAAATAATGTCCAAACATTTGATTAAACCAATTTAAAATATCTTGTGGAACAACACTATGTTTTGTAAGTTTATTATTAACTGTTCCATTAAAATATAAACTATGTTCTTTTTCTATTTTTCCTGCGAGCGCGTGATTAGCAGGACGCAATTTATGAAATTTATTTTCATAAATATTATTTAAAGTATCATAAACAGACAACGGAACTTGGTATTTTATTACAGACTGACCTAAAAACGAAGCCTTAAAATCTAATGTGCTCATAATTTTTCCTAATTCTTTCTGGAATTTTTTCTATAAAAGGATTGTACACTTTTCTAACTGGTCCATCAAATAATTTATGCATGTTGCTACCAACAACTGTGTCATCATACTCTAAACCATTTACATTTACTGGTTTTAAATTATTAAAATAATGGGGGTAATAAGGTTCTTCCATAAATTGATATATTTTTCTAAGTTCTTTCTCAGGGTCAGAAACTAATTCATCATACTTTACAAAATGACATATGTCTGGATAGTTATATGCATTTTTAATTGCGTCTAATTGTTTAGCAACAGCACCTTCTCTATTCATTACCCTACTTAATTTTTCCTCATCATTTTTTAAACCTTCTTTATTTAAAAATGAATCAGGATTTTTTGTGTACCACTGCATGTAAGAAGCCAACACATCCATTAAGTTTCTAACTAATACAATACATTTAAATGGTCTTCTAAAATGTTTTTGTATTAAATTTAAGTTTCCTGATGTCATAACAGGTCCACGATCAATGATAATTTTTTGTGACCAATCTTGATAGTAAACATCAAACACAGAGTTTAATACATTGTCTAAAGATTTGTGATCAGGAAAGTTTTTAAAAACATCTGTTTTTTTTAACCGATGTAAGTCTGCCATTATCTCTAACGTTAAAGAATTTGCAGTAGCCGCTATTTCTGGATTTTGATTCATTAAAGATGCAAACAAAGTATTACCCGACCTTGGCATTGCAACTAAAAATAAAAGTTTTTTACTTGTCTGTTGCTCCGAGATCATTGGTCAATTGTTCTTTCTTGTTATAAATCATTTCACCTGATTTTTTAACTCTTTCTATAGTTTGTAATTGTCCAAGTACATTAAACACTTCTGGTTGACTAGAACCTGGAGTCAATGTCTCTGCTTTGTTTTTCATAATTAAATGATAAGAATCTAATTGATGTGTATTAACATCTTTAGTATCAAATGTACCATCATCAAATTCTTTTTTAAGAATAGACCATAGTTTAATTTCTCTCATTCTATCTCTTGCTACTAATTGCATGTTAGCAACACCATATGTTTTTTCATCTATATCTATTTCAAGTAATTCTTTTTTTAATGGGTCCTCTTCTTTAAGAAGTTTTTCTTGTAATTTTTTTAATTTAACTTCATTACGTCTTGCATCAAATGACAAAGACATTAAATTTTCTAGGAATACATTTTGTTCTCGAATACATTGCCAATACTTTGCAGCATTAGTAGGATATTTAGCATCTTGTAAAACAGACATTCTCATTTCTGTTTCAGTTCTAAATACTTGTTTCTTTGTCCAAGTGTCTCTTAGTTCGTTTGTAAGTTCTTTAAATTTTTGAACGTCTTCTACGTCTAATAAATTATTTAAACTAGGAGCTTCTTTTTCTATAAGTGCGTGTATATTTCTTTTTTCTATCATAATAATCCTTTCATTGAATAAGTTTAATATAACTATTTAAAGTTATATGTCAAGTCTATGCTTAAGTAGTTAATAATTTAGAAGCAGTAGCAGTTCCCGCTTGACCTGATGGTACAAGTTCTGTTGAGGTTGCTTCAGAACCACCTGGAGATCCTCCTCCAGTTGCCATCATTCCACCACCACCTGATCCTGCCGAAGCAGTTCCACCTTTTCCTGCAACCATATTTGCACCGGTATCAGCCCAAGCTGTGCCGTTATAATAAAAAGTTGTTATTTGAAACTGTGGGGATTCTCCACCCGCTGCAATAACATTTGATCCACTTGGACCTGAACCTATAAAAGAAAGTCTTGCTACTGGTAAAGATCCTCCTGATGTCCAAGATGACCCACCGTATTCTTCAGTTATACTTTGAGCGGGAGGTACATTTCCTCCAACACATACAGCATCTGTTTGTGTTCCACCGCCACCAGTGTCACTACGTTTTTGAGATAAATTTCCACCGTTAGTCCAAGACGATCCATCATATTCTTCTGTAACAGATGTTCTGTCTGGTCCAAAAATACCTCCAGAATAAGCTAGTCCCGCTGTTAGAGATCCTGTAGAAAGACCGCCACCTAATCTTGCTACGTTCATATTTCCACCACCGGTCCAAGATGACCCGTTGTATTCTTCGGTCTGAACTGCTTGTGGGTTTCGAGTATCATTATTATTAGTTCCTCCACATATAAAACCTGCTGTTTGTGATCCACCACAACCTGCATAAGAATATCTTGCTGATCCCATCGCGCCACCATTTGCCCAATTAGTACCATCATATTCTAAAACTTTATTTGAAGGAAACGTATATGCAGTCATACCTAAAAAAGCTTCTGTAGTTCCCACACCTCTTCCTTGTCTTAAACCCGTAGGCGCTGTAGCAATGGAAACCCATGCTGCTCCACCTGCACCGGCATTATAATTTGAAGTAAATTCTTCTGTGTTAACTTGGTTTCCTAATGGATCTGCTCCACCACCACCAAAAACTATTGCTGATTGTGCACTTGCAGAACTCCCACCTTGAGAATTAAATTTAGTTGATAAACTTGGAACTGAAGTCCAAGCTGCTCCATCATATTGTTGAGCATTAGTTTGACTACCAAGAGTTCCTGAACCGCCAGACATAAGTGCGTTTGTTTGAGGACCCGATGAAAAACCATTTGTTGCTATTGAAAGCATAGGAGTAGCTGCTGTCCAAGAAGAACCATTGTACTCGTTAACTACATCAGTGTTTCCTGGATTCACTCCTCCTAAAGAAGCTTGTGCTGGTGCGTATCCACCGGCTCCAAGGCCTGCGGTTTGACTACCAGTTGTTGCTACTACTGTACATGCTTGTGGATAGTTTCCAACAACAGTCCATGATGAACCATCATATTCTTCTGTGTTTGATTTTGTTTCTTGGCCACCACCTGTACCACCACTACAACCTGCAGCCGTTTGAGTACCCCATCCACCTGTTGTGTATCTAGCACTACCCATATTACCACCAGATGTCCAAGAAGTTCCGCCATATTCTTCTGTTGTTACACCGATAGTAGCAAAAGGTTGACCTCTAGCCATAACCACAGCTGCTGTTTGAGTACCTGCTCCTGACAAATGATAACCTACTTGACTCATGTTACCACCGTTAGACCATTGAAAACCATTGTATTCTTCTGTTGCATTTTTTGCACCTTGTCCTGATGCGTAACCACCAAAACCTAAAGCTGCATCGCTTAGTCCACAACCCCACAAAGCTCTTCTAGGTGTAGTTAGAGATCCACCACTAGCCCATGCTTTAAGTTCTACGAATGATTTATTAAGTCCGGTAGTAGAGTTATACCAAACTTGTCCTTTAGCCGTATCGTTTAACGTTACGTCTGAAGATAAATATTTTACTCTAGTACCTTTTATACCTGCATACTCCGTCATTTAAAAATCCTTTACGGTAGAGTAACTTGATTCGGTCTATTAGTTCCTGCTCTTTGTTCTGGAGTCAGGGCATCCCATGCAGCTTGTGCAGCTTCTACTTCAGCTGTAACAAGAGCTTGTGCTTCTGACTTAGTTTTTTCAACACCGTTATGATTAGCTAACCACAATGCGCCTTTTTCGTTGTTGCCAACGACCCAAACGTCTGCAGGATAGCCTCTAAGAAAAAATGCTCTTCTGTCTTCTACTGTGAAGAAATTTTTTCCAGTGTTTGTAGCAGTTCCATATATAAATAGTGCCATAGTCTTTACTCCTTTGTTTTTCTTATACTCTTAATTTTATCTATTATCAAGTTGTTAATATTTTCTTTGTTATTTCGGCTTCTGAAAATTCCTCTGTTGCATTACTATCACCTGAAGTAAAGCCACCAAAAGCTAAAGCTGTTCCATTAATACCATCACCTGATAAAGCTCTTCTTGATGTTGCCATACTTGCACTATTTGTCCAAGATGTGCCATCGTATTGTTCTGTCGATGTTGTATTAGATCCATTAAATCCACCAAAAGCTTGAGCCGCTGTTTGACTTCCAGATGCAGCTAAATTACTTCTTCCAGTATTTAAATTACCACCTGCCGTCCAACTACTTCCACCATATTCTTTTGTTGTTGCTAAATAATCAGAAGAACCTGTAGTTCCGCCAATAGATAAAGCCGCTGTTTGAGTTCCCGATCCCGATAAAGAATATACTGCTTGTGGTAAAGCACCACCTGAAGTCCAACTAGCTCCACCATACTCTTCAACATTATTGACTGCAGGACCAGTGACGTTTCCACCAAATGCTAATGCAGCTGTTTGTGTTCCTACTCCACCTAAACTATATCTTGCTTGTGATAAATTATTTTGTTCTGACCACGAACTTCCGTTATATTCTTCAGTTTCATTTTTAGCTGTTGAATTTTGATCTCCACCAAAACCTAAACCTGCAGTTTGAGTTCCACATCCTGCGAGGTTTGTTCTACCTGTCCCTATATCATTTCCTTCTGCCCAAGATGTACCGTTATATTCTTCAGAAACAGTGTTACCATTAGGAGGAGGTGTTCCTCCAAAAGCTAAACCAGCTGTTTGAGTTCCAGCAGATCCCATAGATCTTCTAGCTAAATTTAAATTACCACCACTGGCCCAAGCAGTTATAGAAGTAGTCGATATTTTAAATTTACCGGTAGGTGTATCGTAATAAATAGAACCTTCTAGTTTTGCTGCAGGAGAAGGTCCTGAATCAAAGTTTTTAACTGTTTTACCAAAAATTTCTTTATACGTTGTCATAATTTTATGTGCCTGTTGCTATTACTGCGTTTGCCGTAATTTGATTTGTTCGTTCTTCTGTTGAAGCCGAAACACCTGCTGGGTTTATACCAGAACCAAAAGTTATTGCTAAAGCAGATGTTCCTGCTCCACCGTTCGCAGTTCTAGCAATTGCTAAAGCAGGTTCATTAGAAAAAGCTGTTCCATTGTAAGACTCAACATTAGTTAAAGCTGCATCAGGAGGAGATTGAGCACCACCAAATATTAAACCATCTGTTTGAGTTCCCGCACCACCACCGGCACCTCTAGGGTTATTTATATTTCCGCCAGCTGTCCAATTAGTTCCATCATATTCAAAAGTTAATGCCGCTGGATAACTTGGACTTCCCGGTGTACTACCACCAGTTGTTGTTGCAGCGGTTTGAATTCCAAAAGTAATTCCTTGTGCTACTGCAGTAGGAATGTTATTTACCTCACTCCAACTACTTCCATTATATTCTTCTACTTGAGAATGAATAGTTACTCCAGGGGACCCTCTACCACCAACACATAATGCTGCTGTTTGAAGTCCACAATTACCAGCATTGTCTTTATCAGTATTTAAGTTGTTTCCTTCAGACCAACTAGTTCCATTAAATTCTTCACTCTCATTACAAAAAGCAGTTGGAGGTCCTCCGGGATTTATATATCCACCAAAACCTATAGCAGCTGTTTGTGTTCCAGCTCCCATCATAGTTCTTCTTGCTAAATTTAAATTAGCTACTTCGCTCCAAGTAGTACCATCATATGCTTCTGTGTTAGCAGTTGTTGTACTAGGGGTTTGACCACCAAAAACTAAAGATGCTGTTTGTCTTCCATTAGTAGCATTACCTGTACTTTGTCTAGCTAATAGCATGTTACCACCTGCTCTCCAAGTAGCTGTAACATTTGTTTTTCCTTTTAACATACCAATAGTATTATTGTACCAAACCTGTCCTAACGTTGGATTAGCTGGATCTTGTGCTACTGATCTAATTAAAGTTCCTTTAATTTCTTTGTAAGTTGTCATTGAACTCCTTAATTATTCTTTAGAAGCCAACCTTGAGTTCCGTCTGTAAAAGCTAATGTGAAGCCGGCTCTTTCAGTTGCTACCGTTAAATCTGCTGCTGCGCCTTGTATTTTTTGAGAATTTCTACCAATAGTTAAATTGTTTGTATCAAAGGTTCCTGCATAATCAACAACGGATACTTCATCACCAATTGATGGAGAACTTGGAAGTGTTACCGTAAATGCTGCACTTGTTGTATTTGCAAAAATTCCTTGTCCTGCTACTGCTGTGTAATTAGCTGTCTTAACTGCTTGCCAATCAGTACCACCAGAATTATCTACAAAAGATAAAACTCCAGAACCATTAGTTGTTAAAATTTGATTAGCTGAACCATCTGCTGCAGGGAAAGTTAAATTATCTATTGTTACTTGACCACTACCTTTAGGTAGTATTGCTACACTAATATTAGTGTCACCCCCAGATGCAGTAATTGTTGGTTTGTTTCCTGTAGCGGCATTTGCTAGTGTAAGTTCATTAACTGCTGAACCTGTTGCAGTAAGAGTTAATAATTCATTTCCATTGGTATCTAAAATATTTGTACCAATTTTAGGACTAGTTAAAGTTTTGTTTGTTAAAGTCTGTGTTCCTGTAAGTGTAACAGCATCTGCTGTAGATAAAGGTATTTCAATAACTCCAGTGTTAGTTGCAACACCATCAAGGTATATAGCTTTATATCCTTTGTCGGTTGCTGAAAAAACAACTGTTGCACCTGAACCAGATGCAGCTTTTAGTGTTACTGTGTGCGCGCCTGATGTGCTGTTTTTAATAAAATAAAAAGTTTCTGTAAGAAGAGGAAACGTTACAGTTTTAGCTCCTGCAATTGCTTGTGGTGATACGGCACCAAGAATAATAATTCTATTTTGAGCAGCACCTGTTAAAGCTCCATCTGCTATTGCTAAAGCTGTTGTGTTAACTCCAGTACCCGCAGCGTTTAAAGTTTGAATTTTAAATCCACCAAGCAATTGTTCTGCAAGGCTTAAGTTAGCGTTAGTTTTTGTTCCCCATGTACCAGCATTTTCGCCAGTTGCCATTAGCTCTAAGCCAAGATCTGTAAAAGTTGATGCCATTATTTATTCTCCTAATTGTTTTATGTATATAGTTTATTTAGTTTTAAGTCAAACATGTTATGCAGTTCTTCTTGTGTATCCCGTACTGTTTTTTGGTACTTTCCTTGAGTAACCCGTACTATCTTTAGGCACTAATCTGTTAAAATATTTAAGAATAAGTCCTGTACCAACTTCTGAGGTAGCTTCTAGACCTGTTAGTCCTACAGTCATTGCTGTAGGTGCTATTGCACCAACAGCAGAAGCCGCTTGTAATCCTGTTAGAGGAACACCTATTTCAGGTATTAAAGATCCTACTGAAGATGTTGTTGAAACACCTGTTAGAGGAACTCCTATACCAACTGTTAAACCACCTACTGCAGAAGCTGCTTGTTGACCGGTTAGTGAAATAGTAAGTTCACTAAGTATTATTCCACCTAATTGTGATGTTGCACTAACTCCTGTTAATGGAACACCTATTTCAGGTATTAAAGATCCTACGTTTGTTGTAGCACTTTGCCCTGTTGGAGTTATTACAGAAGTTAAATTTAAAGTAGGTAAACCAACACTTGAAGTAGAACTTTGACCTGTTGGAATTGTAACAGAAGTTAAATCTAAAGTAAGTGAACCTATACTAGATGCAGCACTAACTCCTGATAATTGTGCTAATTTATTAAACGAATCTCCCCAAGGTTCTTCACCAAAACCATTTCTACCCCAACCAACTAGCGTTCCCGCATTATCAAAACTTCCAAGTTCTGATTGTGCTTGTAATCCTGTTAGCGCTACGTTTGTAAGTTGAATTGTAGTTAATGAACCAAGATCTGTTTCTGCTTCTTGTCCTGCAATTGGTTCTGTGCTGGCACCAAAGGCTAAACCTAAACCACCTAATGCAGATGTTGCTTGTAAACCTGTAGGAAGAACTGCATAATCTACACCCCAACCGGAATTACCGTATGATTGTCTACCCCAACCTTCTTTATTGACTGCCTCTACACTACCTACTGATGAAGTTGCTTGTACACCTGTAATAGAAATAATAACTTGAGTTTGAGTACCGTAAGTATTCTGTCCCCAGGTTGTACCAGATTGATTCCAAGTATTAGCCATAAGGAGTTACTCCTTATGCTATTCTCACGATAGCGTTAGATGCGTCTGCTGCTGGAAATTGAATTGTAAAAGTTCCACTCGATACAGTTTTGTTTCCACCAAATGCGATTGCACAAACTGCAGGATCACCGGCTACTGTTTCATTATAAATTAAACAACCATTAGCTGTAAATGAAGCTGATGTAAAAGACACATCTGCAAAATCACA